CATGGTAATTATTTAGAGTTACATAATTTGCGAGCGTAAATGACAATTTTGCAACGAATCTCATTTTTTTTGTAGCGTTGCGTGTAAATACGTTGCTCAAAGTTCCGTTTTGATTAAATGTAAACGCCGTCCATGAGCCGCCACCATTCAGCGAGAATTCGGGAATAATAGTTGCGGTGCCCTCGACTCGGTCGCCGTCGTCGTTATAAGCATATAGGCCGAACGGAAATTCGATACAAACCTCGACGTCCATTGCGCACGGGTCTAGTAACATCTTCAAATATTCTGCCTCGCCAGCTGCGACTTTGTAATCGCGAGGTGCCTCACGGTTGAGGATTTTCGATACGGTTTTTGTATTGAGTTGTGTTAAGGTTTGGAATAGTGCGCCGTCCTGCCTTATTTCTGCCTGCCCGTGTCCGAAGGTCGAGCTGCTAATATTATATACGCCGTTTTGTACAAGCGACGGGTTAATCCATTGTATAAGGGTCGAATCGCCTATCCCGATACGCTCGAATAACAGTTCTTTAAAGCCAATCTCGAAAATATCGAACACTTCTTGCGTTGCGCCGTCGGTGCCGCTAATACGATAATATGGCTTTGAGAATAAATAAGGCGTGAGGAAGTTACGACCGCAGAAATACGGCTGGCTCTTGCCCGTAGCAATGGAGTTTGTAGCACCGCGCAAAAATGGGCGGTTATCAATTTCGGGGTTGTTTGTGAGTTTCTTAATTTTTTCGAGTTCTCGCTCTGCCTCCTCGGCTGCTTTCCTTGCTTTATATGCCAGCTCGGCCGGTTGTATAATAAAGCCGAATGGAATAATAAAGGTTGCAACCCACCACGGCGTATCGCTTAAATCGGCGGGTATCTGTCGCAATGTAACAATATTGTTATCGTGTACAACTATATCGGGCTGCGCGATTTTGCCGTCAATAATCAAAATGGCGTTTTCAAAGTCTACGCCCGGGAAGTTTTCGCGGGCTGTTTTTCCTGCCTCGATTTCGATAACTTCGGCGTTGTTCTTTAATGATTTAATTATGTTCGCTTTCATTCTTTACAACCTCATAATAACGTATAGGATTAAGCGCCCGCAGGTGCGTAACGCGTGCGCCTCGCTCTGTGATATGTAGCGCGAGATTTTGCGCGACGATATACGCTACGTGCAAATTTGCGCCGGTCATACACTCGGCAATAGCGCCCACTTTCGGCGCCGGTATTTCTCGTATATTGTTAAAGTCATTTAAGAGGGGTATTTCTGCGCCCGCTGGTAAAGAAACGTAGTTAATAAACGGGTCGGCAATCGGCGTCCCAGCTCTGCGGCAGCACTCGAGCACGAGGCCGTAACAATCGTAGCCGCCGTCGCCGCGCCCGTGCGGCTTGTATTTCGCCGTGAGCAGGTCGTCGTATTTCACACGGCGCCCCGGTTGTTATAGCTGTTATAAATGAGCGCCGGAAACGTCATATTCCCGCGGTCGTCGCCGTCGAGTTTTATTTCAAATTGCAGCCCGTCCCATGTAGCCTCGCCGTATTTGTGGCGGTAGGTTTCCAACACGACAACCTCGCCGCCGTTGTATACGCCCACGAGGTCGCAATTAAAAACGCGGTTGCGGTTGATGTAGTTTAATAATTCGGGCTTGTCCGAGATCTGACACGCTAGCGTAGCGTTGCCGTTTGTGCTCGGTGTGTATTCAAACGACGCAGCCGTGAAAACGTGGCCGCTATACGTCAAATTCGCGTTGTCGTTTATCAAATAGAGGTGCGTGTCGTCGTCGTAAATGTGGAGCAAAAACGGCAGGTTATACAGCCCGCCCTCGGTAAGTTCCTTAAATACGCCCATGTTTAACACTCCTCGAGCGTAAGCGCGATTTCTTTGTAGCGCTGCCCGTTCCAATTTTCAATGGCGACGTAGTAGTCCTTCGTGCCGGTTTTCGCCTCTATGTCGGTTAGAGTTATCGGCACCGAGCCCGAGCCCGCCGTAGTTTCGTACCAATCCAAAAAGCGCATAAACTCGGTTTTATTGTTTTCGTCTTTTTCTCCGTCGTCGAGGCGCAATAATACCGAATGTGTAATTTTCTGCACGCTGTTTATTTTGCGATAGATAACGCGCCCGCTTTTATATTTTGTTGTTTCGCGGTTTTCTACCGGCTGCGCGTCGAGCCCGTAAAAATCATTACTTACATTGCTAGCCCAGCTTGCCATATATTACCCCCTTATACTCCGTAAAATTTGCCACTCATGCCGGCGCTAGCTGCATTAAGTCCGCTGTCGTAGCGTCCGTTGCGTAGTCCGTCGTCTACGCGTGCGTCTATCATAAGTTCAATTTGCCCGCGTGTTATTTGCGGCTGTGCTTTTACGAGGTTTGCGGCGCTGTTGTTTATAACAACGTTTACGCTGTCCGCGCCGCTCGTTGCTCCCGTCCCTTTGAGTTTGTCCCATAGTGCGCGTTGCTGGTTTGCATTGAGCACCATTTCCCCGGAGCGTGCCGCAATCGTTGTGTTATCGGCTCCCATGCTCGCGCCGTTTATTCCGCCGACAACGCCACCGCTTGCAAAGTGTTTTATTGGTTTTGCTGCCATGATTGAGGCGAGCTGCACGGCACCGGCAGCCCCTACGAGTGCGCCCGTAACAATACCGGCGACGCCGCCCTGCGCGAGGGCTTGTGTTACGCCGACGGCTGTATTAGCGGTAGCCATGAGGATATTTGACGCCCATTGACTCATTTCTATCTGATATTGCATTTGTGCACCTTTTTTCTTCGCCTCTGCGACTTTCTCTTGGTATTCTTCTTCGCTCAACTCTCCCTTACGGTAGAGTATTTCGAGGTTGTCTAGTTCCGCCTGCATTCGGTTTTTTTCAGTTTCTGCAGCAAGCGCGGCAGCGTCTTGTATAATTTGGTTTACTTGCTGCGCGTAGCCCGTAACTTCGCTCGCTACATTCGCCCATAGCTGGCGGCGGTTTTTTACCATTTCCGAATCTATTTTAAGTATTGCGTCGGCTTTTTCCTGCTCGTTTAATACTTCGTTGCTGTTTATTTGTTCCTTGAGTTTCGCGAGTTCCTGCTCGCGGTTGATGTAGTCGTCATAAATAGAGGAGTAGCCAAGCCCGCCGGTTTCCTTGAGGAGCGCCTCGGCCTCTACCTGCGCTTTTTCTGCAGCCGCGAGGCGTTCTTCCTCTGTGGCTGCGTCGCGTGCTTTTTCCGCCCAACTCTGCAGGAGCGCGAGCCGTTCTTTGGCGGCGCTGTTGTTTTCAGTTACAAGCCCGTTCGATTTCGTTACGAGATCAATGTAGCTATTCATATACGCGTTGTACATTTCGCCTGCGCTAACTTCTTCGCCCATGAGTTGCGCTTTAAGCTGCATTTGCGCTATTTGCTCGGCGAGGGCTTTTTTATTTGCCGCGATATAGTCGGCTGCGCTTTGATCGCGACTCTTGGCAGCCGCTGCACGGTCTGCAGCCTCGGCCGCTTTTTTCTGTGCCTCGGCCTCGTCGAGTTCCGCTTGTGTAAGTTCTTTGTAGCGGTCTGTGAGCTCCTGCACTTTCTGCGCCTGCGCGTCGCGCTTTGTCTGCCAATTTCTGTCCGGCATATATGAGCCACCGAGCAAGCCGTTTCCCTTGCGTAGACTCATTCCCGGGTGTTTGTCCATTTCGTCGAGCAGGGCTTGTGCCTCGTCGAGGTTTAATTTTGCTTGCGTAGCGGTTTCTGTTCCTGCAGCTCCTGCGGCTGCAGCCGCTTTCATATCTGCGGTTTTCTGCTGCGCCTCGTTTATGTCGTTTAATACTCCGAGAAAAAACTCTTTAACGGGTTTTGTTATGTTGTCCCAGCCGCGCCCGATATTTTCTTTAAAGTCGCCCCATGCGTTATTGAGCTGTACGCCAACGTCGGCCATTTCAGCCGCGCCGCCCTTGTATTGCTGTGCGACAAGTTCTATCGCCTTGCCGCTTTCGAGTTCTGCTTTTGTGAGGCTGTTTATACTGTCTATCTGACGGCCGAGCGTTCCCGCGTTGCCGTTTAATGTCGCGTTGAGTTTCTGTGCAGCGCTGGCGATATCCTCGCCCGTAATTGCTGCCATGTCTGCAGCCGCGCTCATAATCTGCATTATTTGATCTTCGTTACGTCCTGCGGCGGCGAGTTGTGACATAATCTGCAAACTTACCTCGTCGCCGATTTCGGACGTTTTCTGCAATTCGCTTGCAAAGTTCTTGAGGTTGTTTACTGATTCGTTATTAAGATAAGGGTTATTCTTTGCCGCGGTCTGTAGTGCGATCTCGGCTTTTTGCTGTACCTTATAAGCTGCGGCGCAATCGTTGAGCACGTCCACCGTTTTCTTAACGGCTACGGCAACGCCAGCAACGGCGCCCGCGGTTGCGAGGGCGGTTTTATTCATGCCGCCAAGGTTTTTGTTAAGGTCTTTGCTTTTTTTGCTGCTGTTATCTATGGCTTTGCCGGTGTCGTTTAATTTCTTCTTGAGGTCGTTTACACCTTTATCCACGCCGCTAGTGTCTAGTTTTGTGTTTATTTTTACTTCGCCGTCTGCCATGTTTTACCCCTTTAATTTGTCGAGGAAGTCGTCGAGCGCCTCGTCGGGCTCGTTGTCGCCCGGCTGTGGAAGTCGCCACGCCTCGTATTGTTTTTGTCGTGACTTTTCGTATTCGTCATTGCGTCCGCTCGGCTTGTATAAGCGGGCGTTTATAATGTTATTTAACTCGGTATCGTGCAGCCCGTGGAGCAGGGCGTTAAACTTATACCAATGGAGCGGCGCGAGTAATAAATCGAGCCCGTATTGCTCCATAAATGCCGCGTAGATGTACGGCGCGTCGATTTCGTAGTCTATTACTATTTCGCTCGTTTCCGTGCCCGTACGCCGTGGAAGTTCCTGCGGCGGTGTCATAAACTCGCATAATTTGCGTATACCCTCGAGGCGGTCGGCTGGCGGGTTGTCCTTGTACATATAGTCGAAGTCGTCCGTTTTTGCCGTCAGCTCCTGCAGGTGCTCACGGAAACGCAAAAAATAGCGGTAATCTGTATGTATTTTATAAAGGCTCCCGTTAACGTTAATTGTTTCCGGGAGCCTTGCTTTTTGCAGCGTAAACATTCGTTATGCTGCTGGTGTGAATGTGTCGCCGTCCCATGTTCCGGCAACCCATGTCGGCACGCCGTCTGCTACTGTTACGGCGCCCTCGTCGCGCTGATTCAATGCGAGGTCGAAGTCGATTGAATTGTTTACGCTGTCGAGTGTTCCCAGCTTTACAACGCTGTCTACTTTCCATGCTGCATAGTACGAAGTTGTAGCGGTTACTTCGTAATAGCCTGCGGTTTTTGGATTTTCGTTAGGCTCTGCAACCGGGGTGTATACATAAGCGCCAGCTGTGCCGGTGCGTGTGTAGTATGTTTTGCCCTCTACTACGGTTGTGTCGTTTGTTGTGGCGTATGTTTCGGCGTCGTATTTCTTTGCGTAGAATACGAGCAAAACGTTGCGGTGTGCGTCGCCGCCGGTTGGCAGGTTGTAAGCCATTTCGAAGATTGTTTCGAAGTCCGGCTCGTCGTCAAACATTGTGAGCGACTGACTCAACGCAGGCTGGTAACTGTCGATTTCTTCCTCGGGGTTTTCGCTCGAAATAAAATCGAATGTTTTAGTCTGTGGGTTGAAAGTCAAAGAGAATGTTGTAGACTTCTTAATCTGTACCCAGCTTGGCGAGCTGGTTTTGCTCACGTCGATAAATGGCACGAATTTTGTTTTGTGTAAGAGTCCCATATTTTAAGCCCTCCATGTTACGCGCGGGGCTCGAGGTATGTTGCCACGATTGCCGCGCTATAGATTGTGTTGTTTTTTTCGTCAACTGATATAAACTGTGGCAGGGTTGCTGCCTCGGTTTCTATCGTTATGCCGCTCGTTGCGTCGTAGATCTCCGCGCCGTCAAGCGCTGCCGTTATCTTGTCCGCAAGGGCGCGGGCGTCGGCCTGCTTTGCGTTTCTTACGTAATACGTAAGATTCCATTTTAATAAGCGCGTGCCGTCGGTGTAGCGGCGCTCTGCTGCCGGTGCAGGCTCATAACGCAAACATATTGCATTTTTCGCCGTGTCCGGGATAACGTCGTTATATATCTGCGAGAGTTCGAGCCGTGACTCTACCCACGCGTTTATAATATTACTTACGGTAAACGTACTCATTAACTAGCCTTACCCATTTATCAAGCCAACGAGCCTTGGCCGCCTCAAACCACTTGCTGCAAGCGTTCGGGTTGATTTGGTGCTCGGGCTTTTTGTACTCGTAATAATGGCGGCGGGCGTATGGAGTGCGCCACACAACCTCGCCGCTACCAAGGCGGGTGTTGATAATTGCAGACTTTTGTAGCGTGCCCGTTTTAATCGGCACGAAGTAATTACTGTCTGCTAATACCATAGCGTCGAGCGGCGCCTGCGCGCTTTTCAACGCCCCGCTTATATCCGCCTTAATTTTCGCGTCGTTTAATATAACTTTTGTGTCAAACTCTACGCCGCTCATACTAAGGCCGCCTCGTAATGGTGCACGGCGTCGCCGCCCTGCGTGTAGCGCGGTGTTACGCTGCGGATTGTGTACGCATTGCCGCCCCATGTAACGCGCGCCAGCTCAACGGGCACGATTGCGGGAGTAGAAAAAAACGGCTCATAAAAGAGGGTTAATTTGTCGTCCTTGCTTTCGCCCACGTCGCTCTTTGCGGTCGCGATAACAGCCTCAAACCTTACGTGTGAGAGTGTTACCGGCTCGCTATATGTCGGCTCGCCGTCGCGGTCGTAGCCGCTCGGGGTTTCA